TTCACAGCATAATCATACATCAGACCAAGTGTGATTTTCAGCTTCTTCAATGTCGGTGAATTCTTTCCTGAATCATCACAGACCTTTTGGAAATGGTCAAGTTTCAGGTCAACCAGTCGCATATCCTTTATTGTTTCACACAGCTTCCAGGAAGCCTTGACACCATTCACATTTGACTGTGACACAGTTTCAAAGTGTGGTTCTGACCACCTATCATATAATTCTTTAAGGGTCATCTGGTCAATGTGCAGGTCATAAGGGTCTTTGTTGTAATCTGCAAGAGCTTGAAGTGCTTCCTGTCTTGTGGGGTAATATCCAACAAATTTATATATAGGAAAAGATTTCTGCTTTACAGGGTCATCTTTCCAACCAACAGTTTTCCTTGCACACCAGGGATTTCTTCTGCGCCCTGACAGTTTGTAAACACTTCCAAATCCATTTGGTAATTTCATAAAAAAACACATCCTTTCATTAAATTTGATAAAAAATCGTGCACTTAATAAAGGAATGTGTTACAATAACTTTGCTGGTGTTTTTGTAACACATCCTGAGGTCACTATCGGACTGCCATCCGGGTGGCCTCTTTTTTGTTGTAAAATAAAAATGCCTCGTATAAGTATGTAATATTTTGTACAGTATAGTGTATTTATAATAAAATTAATTTATTAATCATCTTCATCTTCACAATCAGTATTATCTAACTCACTATAAACCTCATCTGTTGATTGTGATTGCCTATATTCCTCAGCAAGCATTGTCCTTGTGAATTCTGCTGTAGGGCATATCTCATTAACCAGTTCTTCTAATTCGTCTATTGTAACATTAAAGAATTCTTTTCTTAAATTAACCTTATTAACTCTTCGGTCGTTCAGGCGTTTGTGTAATTCTGTTTCAAGAGTAGATGCATCATCTGAGAATATAAAGCTGTGTACATCAAATTTGAATGGAACACTGGCATCTCCAAGTTCATTAACTCGCTCCTGAGGATTCATACGTCTTGTCATTCCGATTTTGAAAACAGAATCACCAAATGAACCTAGATTACTTATTATATAAACATTTCCGGCCTTTCCATTTTGTAATTTTGAAATTTTTTCTCTTTGTACAGTAACATTAGCAAGCTGAGCCTGAAGCTCCAAAATTCTGCTTTGCAAAGCATCATATTCAGAATCACCACTATCTTTGCCATTAAGCTGGTTTTGGAGAACAGATATCTGATCTTCAAATTTTGTTTCTTCCTGTTCAATTTTCTTTCGTTCTGCCTCTAAGGCTTTCCGTTCTTCAGCTTCCTGTCTCATTTGTTCTTTTATGGCAATCTGTTCTTGTTTAGCCTGCTCTTTGCGAACATAATAGTTATATTCTATTTTTACAGCATTTAAAAACAGGTATTCCATTTCACCAACAAATTTTGTCATTGTTCCTGCTATAGACTGATTGCCACTACATGCAATAGCAAGATATTTTGCCGATACAGATTTTACTGCCTCAATAGAGGTATCTAGTTTTTCGTACTTAAGATTATATAGTATATTCTGTAATTCTGCTCTATAAGCTATAACCATTAACTGATATATAGCCTGATTACTCTTGGTCGTATATCTGGAAGAATATTTATCTAACAAGGTATTTATCTGCTTTTCGTTATCCTTATATGCTTTACGAAGTTCTCGCATATCCATTGAATGTAATTTTAAATTAACCGTAGGGCATAATTCCTCGTACTCTGCAAGAGCAGCAGATGAGATTTTACAGTTGCTTTCGTTAATATCTAATTGAATAAAATATTCAATAGCATATTCAACACTCTTATATAATTCCTTTATTCGACCTAACTTATTTTTTGTTGTATTAACTTGTTTTTCTAATTTATCATTTATATTATTCTTTTCTTCGACTTCAGCAACTAAGCTTGATAATATTTGGTTATTTGCAACAATTTCTTTTTGAAGTGCATCAACCTTTGCTTTGGATTGAGAATATTCAGTAATACTGGATTCTGTAATTTGCCTTTGTAACAACTGATTCTGTTCACTTAACTGCTGATTTTGTCTATTTATCTGCTGATTTTGTTCATTTATTTGCTGATTCTGTATTTGGAGTTGTTGTATTTGTTGCTCATAAATCTTGTTATTATCTTTTTTTAAACACAGAACAGCAGTTGTTGTAAAAATGATAATGATAAATACACCAACCCCTGCATTATTTGTAAAAACTAATCCGATTCCAACAAAAATCCAAAAAATAGAAACTACACCTAAAAGTATCTTTGAGTTTTTAGAATTCTTATTCATATATTTCCCTCCTCATATGCAATTGTACTTATTAAAACTTGGCTCTGAGTTCTTTTACCTTACCAATAATTTGAACTGGTTTATTAATTACTTCATCCTGGGTGAAATAAAGTGGCTCATATGCTGGATTGGTTGAAACAAGAGCTAAACCTTCGGCATATTTTTTAAGTCGTTTACAAACAGCATCATCACCATTGATTAGAGCTATAACCAGGTCTCCATCATCAGCATCTTCCTGCTTACGAACGATAACCACATCACCAGTTGATATTTTAGGCTCCATTGAGTCGCCTTTTATTTGCAAAGCGAAATATTCACCATCATTTGCCATTTCCTGAGATATTTCTTCAGTATCTATAATATACTCAGTGGCAGATATTGGAATACCTGCTGCTACACGACCTAGGACAGGGATGCAAACTGCTTCTGATTTAGGTTGCTTAAACATTGAAACGTTTGCACCCATTAGCCATGCTTCGCTTACGGATAGAGCTTGAGCTATTAAATATATGTTGTTTTGTTTTGGTGCATATCTACCAGATATATATGAGCTCAAAGCTCCCTTACTAATTCCAGTTAGTTGAGCAAGCTCAGCTTGTTTTATATCTCGATATTCCATAGCCTGTTTAATTCTAGCTGATGTATCGTCCAAATTAATCACCTTCTTTCTTGTTATAAGAATAGCACAAATGTTTAGAAAACACAACAAAAGATTGCTATAAATTAAAAAAAGTTTAGAAAAATAAAAAAATTACTTGACACGTAAAGTGCAAAGTTATAAACTAGTCTTAGTTTAGAAAACTAAACAGAAAGGAGACAACAACATGACATGGGACTATAGCAAGCTCAGAGGACGAATTAAAGAGATATGTGGCACTCAAGATAACTTTGCTGAAAGATTAGGCATGGGCAGAGTGTCATTGTCACAAAGGCTTAACAACATGCTTGAGTTCACGCAAGACGAAATATATCACGCGTGCGACATACTGAGCATAGACATGCAAGAGATTGATACTTATTTTTTTACCTTGAAAGTTTAGATAACTAAACAAAAGGAGGTGCTCAAATGAAATATGTAATAGGATTTTTTGCCGGCGTATTTATTGAGAAAGTATTAGTAAAAGTGAATTGATAAGTGGTCTCAAGGAGGTGATTACATGGACAACCAGCACATTATAACAACAGAGAAGGCAGCAGAGTTTCTGGGCACAACATCCAGGATGAGAGATGGCAGTCTCCCTATTGGAGCAGAGCTTCAGGAAAAGAACAGATTGTCGGTCAAACAGGTTGCAGATTTGATGGGAGCTTCAGAATGGTTTATCAGAAGGGGATTGCAACAAGGCTTGTTCCCTTGGGGATATGCAGTCAAGACTTCCACCAAATATACCTATTGGATTTCAGCGGCAAAGTTCACAGAATGCACAGGAATTAAAATATAGAAGGGAATGGTGATGTATGCAAGGATATAAAGTTTTCAATCCTGACTGGACATGCAAAGGATTCCAGTTTGAAGTAGGAAAGACATTTGAAGAAGATGTGACACCAGTTTGTTGTGACAGGGGATTTCACTTCTGCAAGGAACTGAAAGATTGCTTCAATTATTATCAATTCAATCCTGAAAACAAGGTTGCAGAGATTGAAGCACTTGGTGATATTGACACCCAAGATGATGACAGCAAATGTTGCACCAACAAAATCAAAATTGTTCGTGAAATCAGTTGGGAAGAAGTTTTGAAAATGGTCAATACGGGAAAAGCCAACGCAGGACTTTGCAACAGCGGTAACAGGAACAGCGGTGATTGCAACAGCGGTGATTGGAACAGCGGTAACAGCAACAGCGGTGATTGCAACAGCGGTAACAGCAACAGCGGTGATTGGAACAGCGGTAACAGCAACAGCGGTGATTGGAACAGCAGTAACAGGAACAGCGGTAACTGGAACAGCGGTGATTGGAACAGCGGTAACAGGAACAGCGGTAGCAGGAACAGCGGTAACAGGAACAGCGGTAACTGGAACAGCGGTGATTGCAACAGCGGTGATTGGAACAGCGGTAACAGGAACAGCGGTCACAGGAACAGCGGTGATTGCAACAGCGGTGATTGGAACAAGACTTCTTTTTCAAGCGGCTGTTTTAATACCAAGGAAGCAAAGATTCTGATGTTCAATAAACCTTCTGATTGGACTTTCAGGGATTGGTGGAATTCAGAAGCAAGAAGACTGTTGAATAAAATTCAGAAAAATGTTCTTGAATGGATTTGGTCAGATGACATGACTGATGAAGAAAAAGAACAGCATCCTGAATATAAGACAACAGGCGGTTATCTGAAAGAACTTTATGAATCTGAATGTGGTCAGATTTGGTGGGACAGTTTGTCAGACAGGGAAAAGGATGTCATCAAGGCACTTCCAAACTTTGATTCAGAAATCTTTGAACAGGTCACAGGGGTCAAGGTATAGGTGACAGGATTGAAGCGTGACATGAAGCTCAAGAAAAAAATATTAATAACACAAAGTTACAAAAAATGACGAAAAGTAGGAGGGCATTTACAAATGTTAAATAAGTTAAAAAGGCTGGAGTACAAACTTCACAACACAATACTCATAACATTGCTGTTCCTTGCGTCCTGTGGATATTTCATGGAAGCTAGTATGGTGCTTATGTATGGGTTCAGTGCAGGCAGGGTCACAGCAATAATGATCTGCCTGGTATATATGATCCTTTTCATATGTGCCAACAGCAATCCGGCCGAGTGGATAGAGATGGAATTTCAGAAGGTGGAGGATGTATAAATGGTTACCATGAAGATCCTGGAAAACAGAGATGAGTGGCTAAATAACAGAACTCGTATAGGAGGCTCTGATGCTGCTTCAATAGTGGGTATGAATCCGTATATGAACAACGTTGAACTCTGGCAGATAAAGAGTGGCATAGAGGAGCACGAAGATATATCTGATAAGCCCTATGTGAAGTATGGAACAGAAGCAGAGAAGTACCTGAGAGAATTATTCACGCTGGATTATCCTGAATACAAGATGGAATATGCAGAAAACAACATGTTTCTGAATGATAAATACCCATTTGCCCACGCATCACTTGACGGGTGGCTGACAGACAAGGACGGACGCAAAGGTGTATGGGAATGTAAGACCACCAACATTTTACAGTCCATGCAGAGAGAGAAATGGGATAACAAAATTCCTGATAATTATTATATTCAGGTGCTGCATTATCTGATGGTTACTGAGTTTGACTTTGTCATTCTGAAAGCTCAGTTAAAGTCAGTATTTGGAAATGATATATACCTGCAGACAAAGCACTACAAAATAGAGCGTGCTGAGGTTATTGAGGACATTGAATATCTAGTGAAGGAAGAGACAAAGTTCTGGGAGTGTGTCGTAAATGGCAAGGCTCCGGCACTGGTTCTCCCAAATATATAAACAAAACAAGGAGGATGGT